TACATTTCCAGAACCTTGTTCGTCGCGTCCTGCTTCTGTGCCTCTTTTACATCGGCTGGACCGCCCGGTATCGCCTCAAGACCGCCGTCAGCAGTGGCGCGGTATCCTGGCGGAATCCTGCCCGTAGCAGCCGCCTCGCGCGCCCGCGCATCGGCAAGGTTCTGACCGCGCATGGTGACGGCACGATTTGCCGCGCCCTCGGCTCGCGTCCTTGCGTCCATCAAGTCCTGCCCGCGCACCACATTCTGCTCCGCAATCGTCGGGACATTGCGTTTCAGCCACTCATCCGCGCCTAGCACATTCTGCCGCTGCCATTGCGCGAAGGCGGCAGGATCGGACATGATCTGAGGCGGCGCTTTGAGCGCCCATTGCTGCTTGTTCTGGACTCCCCATTCGAGGATGCTAGGCAGCGTTTCAGGCGTAGCCGCAGCGATCAGGTCACGCCCTTGCTTGGCGAGCGCCGCCATTGCCTCGACGCGCGTTTTCTCTGCGGTGGCTGTGTCCTTGCCGATGGTCGCACGCTTGCCTTCCTCCTCAAGCCTCGCCTTCCTCAAGGCTTCCGCCGCCCTGTAGTCAATCGGCGCTACCTGCTCCGGCGTGGCGTTCGGATTCGTAGAAAAGAAGTCCTGAAGCCTGCGCGAAGTCTCCATACCGCGCCGCGCTTCGTCCATTTGAAGACGCTGCATTTCCTCAGCGCCGAGCAGAGAGCGCAGCCTCACGCGCTGCAATTCACGTTCCTCGGCAGGAACATATGGAGTGATCGGAACGGGGCGGATCAGGCCGTAAATACTCGCGTCTGCTGGCATCGTCGTTTACCCGTACTGGTAGTCGCCCGCAGAGCCATAGCCAGCGTAGAACGGCTGGAATACGCCTGCGGCGTTATAGTTTGCGTTGTTATTCGGAGCGCCATAACTCATACCTCCGAGAATGTTCCCGAGGCTTGTCACGCCACCGGCAAGAGCATTGCCCTTCGCAATCGCCGCCGCCCCCCGCGCGTTGCCCTGCGCGCTCAGGAGGCCGGAGATATTGTTCGCCGTGTTCTGCCCGAACTGCCCTGTGTTCGTCGCCGCCGTCTGCCCGCTCCCGGCAATCCCAGCCAAGCGGTTATACAGGTTCGTCTGATCGCCAACAAAGCGCGCCTGCGAGCCTGCGGCCTGATTGCCCGTGTAGTCTGTCGAGAATCGCGTCAGCGCCTTAAGCTGCGCGCCGCTATTCCTGTTCCCGCGCGCCCCGGCCATGTTCGCAAGCGCCTTCGTCCCTTGGTCAAGTCCCTGCTGGTAGGAAGCCTGCGTTACCGGATCGTCCCAGAAGTCCGCGAGCGTGAATTTCTTCAGCAGATCGCCATAACCATCAGCCTTTGGCGTAGCCGCCGCAAGCGCGTCCTCGCCGTACTTGGAGACGAACTCTGCCGTTGCGCGATCCTGATAATCCTTGTCCATCTTCTCGGTAATATCGCCGCGCGAGACATACCATGACTTCGGATCGAAAAGGCTGTAGCCGTACTGCGCCGTATGCGCCGCGTCATCAACGGCCTTCATCCTGCCGATGATCTCGTCATAGCGCGCATCGCCAACGGGCGCTTTCGTGGTGATGCCCATCAACTCGCCAAGCCTGTTGATCGCAGCCCCGCCAGTGGTGCGCCACGGCGCTAGGTCGCCGCGCGATACGTCGTATTGGCGCTGCTGCTCGGCTATCGCCGCCTTGGTCGCCTTCGCCTGCTCCTTCGCCGCCTTGTCCGAACTCTTGCCGCCAATCAATCCTCCGGCAATAGAGCCGCCAGCACTGATCGCTCCGCCAATCCACGGCATGACTAACCTTCCTTTCCTGCGCGCTTTGCGCGCTCTTTCAGCATCTCATCGGCAATCGCGGCGCAATCCGCAACGCTGCGCGGAATCGCCTTATCCCGCGTGGTCCCAGGGTGCAGCGCCATCGCCATGACGGAGGAGAAATACATATCCCAAGCGATCTTCTCGCCCTCTGTCATACCGTCCACCATTGCGTTCCGTCAGAGGCGAATCGCTGCGCAACGTACTGAGTCGTCGTCGTCCACGTTGCCGCGCCATCTATGTTCGCGCCGTTGCCGTCAACCGTGCGCGTCCCGCCACCTGCGTTGATTGCCTTGCAAGTGATGATCTTCCCGGCAGCCGTCGCAGCCGTAGGAAGCGTCACGGTGATATTCCCGTTGATGAGGATTACGCTATCGGTCAGCACAGCCTGATACGCTGCGGTCACTGTACGCACAGGCGCGTTCAGCAGGTAGACAAGCTGCTGCCAAATCTGCGTGAACCAGTTGCCGAATGGCTTGCCGAAATAGGCGCGATCACCTCTCACTTCAAGGCCCGACGCGAGCGGCGGCTCATTTATCATCGAGGCTCCCGAACACGAAAACGACCTTCACGGGGTCCGTCACGCGCAACTTAAAGAGCCAGTCGCGCGCCACGCCGAGCCGACGCCACACCACGCGCTGCAAGTACGCGCCCACCACGCCTAGATCGCGCCACAATTCCGCGCCCCATGTCGCACCGTTATTCTTCGAGATTTGCAGCATGACTTGAGGATCAGAGCCTTGTCCCGTCGCATCGCCTACGCCGACCTCCATATCGACGTAGAGCTGATCTATCACGATGCGCTCGTTGCCCTTGAATAAGTGCCGCGATACGACCTCGCGCGCTATCGCCGTCCCGTTGTCGGTATAGGTATCGGCGCGCAGGTTGTAAATGTCGCCCGTTTCGTAGTCCGCGATGATCGTTTTATTCAGGTAGTCAAGCTGCAACTCGCCCCGATGCCGCTCGCCATTCAGACCATACTCAAGCCGCGTCCACATGCCAGTGCTTGCATCGTAGAGCCAGCTAGCCATCGCGCTCGGGAAATTGATCTGGTACATCGGATGGCCGCCCAGCATGTACGCAAAGCCCGTCGCATCGGAAACGGTCGCGTAGCCGTTGATGATCGCGTCCATCTCCGGCGAACTGATCGGCTTCGGGACGTAGCCTGAAATGAACATGACCTGCACTTGCCCCGCCTTCGGTTTCATCAGCGCGGCAAGCCCGCTATTGAACTTAGCAAGCGACCAGCGCGCGGCAAGCCCGATCTCCTGCGTGCTGCCCTTGATCGCGGCGAATGGGAAGTCCGCAGCGCCGACGTTGCCCCAGAATTCGGTCGTGCTTTCGCCGCCAAGCACAATCTCGCCATTGTCGGCAAAGACGCGCACCAGACCATCAGGGTTAGATTCAGCGCTCGCAAAATCAAGCGCATCCCATGCCGTGCCAGTTGGCGAGCAAAAGAACTGGTCCGAGCCATCGCCAGAATCGACGACAAATTGCCCGTCAAGCCATGTGCAGGTATTCGCGCCGTTTGGGAAGTCCGCATCGCCGATCTGCGCGAACGTGCTGCCTGAGATCGTGAACGTATAGCCGTTCGTTCCATCGACCATCAGGATCAGCGTCCCGTCGTAGGCCATGTCCACGCGGCCTTCGGTCGTGTTGAGCGTCCCGAGGCTAGTAGCCGTCCCCGCGTTGTTGACAGAGTAGAGCGTGCCGCGATGAACGAGGTAGTAGAGATCATCAATCGCAATCCAGCCGCGCACTGGCGTATCGCCAAATGACTTGCGCAGCGTCGTCCCCGGCGTTCCGTAGAGGGCAAGTTGCGACTTGTCCGCCGTCTGCTCGGCGTACAGGTTGACGTGCTGCTGCGCAGTCACAGTATGCGACTTGCCCTGCTGCCCGGTAGCGAAGAAAGGAACGATCATCCGTTGTAAATCCCGCCCGCAGGCCAGCGGCGCGTCAGCACCCCTGCCTCGCTACGCATGATCGGCGCGGGCGCGTTCATGCGCTCGATATTCGCCTTGCTCATCACCGCTAGCGCCTTGACCTCATCCGGCACCTTCTGCCCGAACTCGGGGCCAGCCCAGCGCACGGCGAGGTTGAACGCAATCATTTCCTCGTAGCCAGGAGGCAGCGCGAGCGCCGTAGTAAGCGTAGAGAATTGCTGCAATTGCTTCCAGCTAAAGATATGCGCTACCGCAGAAGCGTCCGAAGGCACAGGCCAGAAGTTGAGGTAGACGAGCGGATTGCGCATATCCGCAAAGAGATACTGCGGAATATTCGAGGCCGTGGTCTTGTTGACTATCGCCGCGTAGCCCTGAAAGTCGAGCAGCGTGAGCGGTGTGTCGATGGAGTTGTAGCGCAGGAAGCACGCATCCTCGATGCGCGTCGGGCGCGTCGTGTTCAGATCGCCGCCGCTTCCCATCGTGTATTGCGCATCATTGGCTACCATCGTGAGCGTTTCCTCGACGATGTAGTAGACCTGAAGGCGCTCCGTGCTGAGCGAATCCAGCATGGAATTGAGCGCAACGAGGCCGTCCGCTGCCTCGTCGTCGTCCGGGGTTTCCCCCTTGCCGATCACGCGCGCGAGCCTCATGCTGCGCGTGATCATCGAAATCGCTGTCGCCATACCGCACGCTTTCCTGCTCTACTGCCCTTACCGCCCCGGCCCGATCATGCGTGCGCCGTCCGGGGGCATCGCTACTATACCCTACTTCTTCGGCCTCGGCCTTTCCCTCGCCCTGTTGTCGTCCAGCACGCTGACCAGCGTTTCGTCCTTGCTGGCGAAGTGCGGAATATCCCCCGTTTTGTCGGTGTATTCCCGCTCCAGGCGATCCCTGTCCTTGCTCTGTCTCGCCAGTTCCTCGCGCACCACGGCCTCGATCATCTCGTCCTGCGTCAGCCTGATCTCGGCTGGGCTTTCGCGCCAGCCAAGCGCGTGCCATCCATCCGGCATACGCGGGTGCCCCGGATCGCTCCCGTCCGTGGAAAAGATCACCCCAGCCGGGTGCCTGCGATGGTATAGGAACGTCCTCATTGCTTCGTTTCTACCCCTAACGCATCCGTGACCACGATCCGCTTCGGATCAATGAGCGCAATGGCCTTTTTCGTCGCATCCGCAAGCCATTCCTCGTAGCTGCCCTCGATCAAGTCCTTGGCCTTCAGTTCATCGTACAACTCGCGGGTTTCCCTGCGCAGGCGATCCGCTTCTGGTTCTTCGCTCATGCGGCCTTCCTTTCCGCGTCGTTGATGTTCACGATGTCAAGCGCCCACTCGCTTTCCCACTTGCCCTCGCCGTAGTGATTGAGCTTCACGTTCTGCGCGGCCCAAATCTTGAACCCGCACTCCTTCGCCCTGTTGCAAAATCCGATGTCCTCGCCGATGAACTGATTTTGAAAGCGCCCGTGCGGGAAGAAGTCGTGAATCTTCTCCCCGGCATCGTGCTTGTACCACTCATCGGGCCACTTTGCGGCCATCGCCTCCAGCACTTCGCGCCGGATGCGCATGAAACCAGCGGGGCCGTAGTGCAGACCTATCAGCGACGGATCGCCCTCGAAGCGCTCCGGCGGGTCAATCATCAGCGCCGGATAGCGCACTGGCTCAGGGCACTTCATGCGGTACAGGCCCATCACAATGGGCGGCTCGGCGGTGCAGAGCTTTACGGCCCCCTCAACATCAAAGCCGATGTCCGCATCAATGTAGAGAAGGTCGCGGAATCCGCTTTTCAGGAAGCGATGCGCGATC